CTGACCGCTGCCGGTGTGTTTGAGCACTACCAGGACAACAGTGACGGTGCCGATGGCGACCAGGTCGTTGAAGTGGCTCGCGGCAACTTCTACTTGGCCAACTCCGCCAGTACCGATGCGATCACCGCCGCTGACATCGGCAAGGTTTGCTTCATCGTGGATGACCAGACCGTTGCCAAGACAGATGGCACCGCTACCCGATCCCCCGCTGGCATCGTCGACGACGTCGATGATAACGGCGTGTGGGTCAACATTGATCCGACTAACGGCGTTGCCGCTAGCGCCTGATAAAGGACTGCCTACATGAATCTTACTTCTGCCAATTTGAAGGTGCTGTTCCAGGCCTACAACACCAGCTTCCAGCAGGGCTTTAGCTCAATGGGTGAGCAGGCCGCGCTGTATGAGCTGTTCTGCACCACGGTGCCATCGACTACAGCGGTTGAGGTGTATCCGTTCCTCAAGAGCCTGCCGCGCATGCGCGAATGGCTGGGTGATCGGGTCATTCACAGCCTGGAAGGTGCCGGGTTCAGCATCAAGAACCGTAAGTTCGAGCTAACCGAAGGCGTCTCACGTGATGCCATTGAAGACGACACCTACGGCCTCTGGTCGCCGGTCTTCCAGGAGTTTGGCCGCTCCAGCCGTGAGCACCCCAACGAACTCGCTGTTGAGGTGTTGGAAGGTAACCCCGAGTGCTACGACGGCCAGCCGCTGTTTGATACCGACCACTCGGTGCTTGATAAGTCGGGTAAAGAGATCTCCGTCAGTAACGACATGGGCGGCACGGGCGACGCTTGGTACGTCATGGACAACACCCGCGTGATCAAGCCGGTCATGTTCCAAAAACGGCGCGATTACAACTTCCGCTCGATTACCGATCTGAACGATACCGCAGTGTTCATGACCGACAAGTTCCTGTTCGGTGTGGACGCCCGCGTGAATGCCGGTGCAGGGCTGTGGCAGCTCGCCGTTCGCTCTCGCCAACCGTTTACTCCTGAGAACTACGAAGCAGCGCGCCAGGCATTGACGACCTTGAAAGGTGACTACGAACGCCCGCTTGCGCTGCGTCACTCGCACACCATGGTTCCCAACTCCATGGAAGGCGCTGCCCGTGCCGTGTTGCAAAGCCAACTCGCCGCTGGCGGTGAAACCAACAAGTGGGCCAACACCTCGACACTGGTGCTGAACCCCTGGTTAACCAGCGCTTAACAGCACGTTAAACCGCAATTCGCAGTGCCTGCCTAGGCGGGCACTGCGCAACGGAGAGCAACACCATGGCAACACGTAAACAGACCACCGCTGCCAAGGCCAAGCAGGAAGCCCAGGCGAAGGCAGGCGCGACTGAGGCCAAGGCCGAGCCGGTACCGGAAACCACGTCGGATGTCATTGCGCCGAACACTGAGCAGGAAGCCCAGGCACAAGCGGAGGCGGCAGCCGCAGCGGAAACAACGGAAGCCAAAGACGCCTCGGCACTGGAAGCAACGACACCGGTTGAGGGGGCAGCCCCCAACGCTAAACCAGCAGCCGCGTCACAGCCCGCCGAGATCCAGGGCAATACCGTCACAGGCGACGGCGCTGGCAACGCGCTGCCGCCGATGGAGGAAATGCCCGGTGTGTTCGTGCGCACCAAGCGACGGTTTAAAAGCCGCCGCCGTGCTGGCCACCGCTTCAATCGCGAGGGTACCGGCATTGCGCTGGAGCTGCTCAGCGAAGAGCAGCTGCAACAGCTGCGCGATGACCCAGCATTGGAGGTGAAAGACTGCACCTTCCGGCTGGATGAAGCGACCAGCGAGCCGGAGGCCTAAGCCATGCCCTACTGCACTCAAGCGGATCTCATCGAACGCTTTGGCGAGAACGAGCTGCTCGATCTGGCCGCTGACGATACCGGCCTAGCGGTTGATGCAAGCAAGGTCGATGGCGCTATCGCCGATGCCAGCGGCGAGATCGACGGCTACGTGAGTGCAGCGGGCTACACCGTGCCGCTTTCCAATGTGCCGCGCATCATCACTGCCTACGCCTCCGATATTGCCCGTTACCGGCTATACGATGACCGCGCAACGGAACAGGTTACCAAGCGCTACAACGACGCCGTGAAGTTCTTACGCAGCGTTGCCAAGGGCGAAGTGCGGCTGGGTATCGCCTCATCTGAAAGCGCAGCGGTAAGCGCTGGCAGCGCAGTGATGGACACAGGCCGCCGCGTGTTTGGCGGGGGTGGCTTCTGATGCTTGCCAAAATCGAAGACGCCATTATCGAACGCTGCCAACGCGTGCTAGGCGAACACGTCAAGACGGTGGAAGACCTGCCGGGCAAATGGAATCAGAAAACCCTAAAGGCCGCGCTGCGCAAAGTGCCCGGCGTGTTTGTCGCCTGGGGCGGTGCGCGGGGCGACGGCGACCTTGCCCAGCCCGCCACACAGAACCGCTATGTGGTGTACGTCGTCACCAATCACGCCAGCGGCGAGCGCGAACGCCGTCGGGGCAACGTCCGCCAGGTGGGTGCTTATGAGCTGCTCGAACGCGTGATACCTGCTGTGCATGCGCTCACCGTGCCCGATGTCGGCAGCCTGACGCTTGAGAGCATCGACAACCTCTATGCCGATCACTTCGACAAGGAAGGCGTGGTGGTTTACGCCGCTGCCTTCCGGCTGAAAGTGCTCTGGCCAGCGGCATTGAGCGTTAACGACCTTGCCCCGTTCGAGCTTTACACCGGCACTCACCGCATCGGCGGCGATGACGACCCCGATGCCGAGAGCCGCGTCGAGCTACCCCAACCCCAGGAGGACTAACCGTGCCATCCATTTACGTTAAACCGCGCCTGCGCGATGCCAAAAAACCCGACCAGGGCGTGCTACTGGTACGCCGCGAAAGCGACGGCAAGCCGATCCCCGCCGAGGGCGCGCACGTTGAGCATACCCCCTACATTCGCCGCCGCTTGCGCGATGGTGATCTGGTGCGCGCCACGGCCCCAGCAAAATCTGTCCGTGCCAAAGCTGCTGCAAAACCGGATGCCACGCCTAAGGAGTCCAGCCAATGATTACCAGTGGTGTATTCAACGACATTCCCTCAGCGCTTCGCACGCCAGGCGTATTTATCGAGTTCGATGGCCGCCTGGCCAACAGCGGCGTATGGCAGACCCGCCTGCTGGTCATCGGCCAGCGCCTGGAAAGCGGCGAGAAAAACGCCCTGAGCGCTGATCGCGTGACCAGCGGCGAGCAGGCCGACCGTTATTACGGGCGCGGCTCCATGCTCGCTGAGATGCTGCGCCAGGCGTTAGAGATCGACCCCTACATGGAGACGATTGGACTTGCAATGGATGACCTGGAAGCGGGCACCACCGCCAGCGGCTCTATCGGCGTGGCGGGTACCGCCCTGCGCGGCGGCACCGTGGCGCTGTACATCGGCGGCTACCGCGTGCGCGCCGGTGTGGAAGCAAGCGACAGCGCTGAGACGATTGCCCAAGCCCTAGTTGACGCCATCAACGACGAAGGCCGAGTGCCCGTAACCGCCACAATCGACGGCACCGATGCCACCAAGATCAACGTGGTTTGCAAATGGGCAGGCGAAACCGGCAACGATATTCACCTGGTGTTTAACGCCAAGGGCGAGCGTGGCCTGGACGGTGTGACGTTTACCCTGACCCAGCTCAGCGGTGGCGATGGCAACCCTGATATTGGCGATGCGATCGCGGCCATGGGCGATGAGTGGTACCACTACATCGCATGCCCGTATACCGACACCGCCAACCTGGATGAGCTGACAACTGAGCTAGACCGCCGTTACGGGCCGATGGTGCAAATGGGTAGCCGTGCATTTGCCGCATTCCGGGGTACGCATAGCGAAACTGGCACATTCGGCAGCACGCTAAACAGCCCGCATCTCACCGTGATGGGTACCGGCAAGGCCGTGAGCCCCACCTACCTATGGGCAGCTACTTACGCAATGGTCGCGGCCGGTGCGCTGACCAACGACCCGGCCCGCCCGCTGCAATACTTGTCGCTACCCGGCCTCATCGGCCCACGTAAGGAAGACCAGTGGACTAAGGCCGAGCGTAACCTGCTGCTGTTTGATGGCATCGCCACTTTCACGGTCGCAGACGACGGCACTGTGCAGATCAACCGCGAGATCACGACGTATCAAGTGAACGAAGCGGGTATCGAGTCGGACGCCTACTTGGATATCCAGACGCCCGAAACATTAGAGCGCATCCGCTATGAGCAGATCTCACGGATTCTCTCCAGATACCCAAGGCACAAACTGGCCACCGATGCCGACGCGGCGCTCTACGGCGCTGGTCAGCCGATCATGACACCCAACGTCTGCAAGTCCGAGCTGCTCGATCTTTATCGCGAGTTTATCGAGAACGGCTGGGCACAAGACTACGAGGGCTACGCCGCTAGCCTGACCGCCAACATCGACCCCGACAACAAGGCGCGCCTCAACGTGATCGACTCGCCGAAGTTGGTAGGCCAGTACCGCATCCACGCGATGCAGACTCAATTCCGCCGCTAATAAGCAGCGATTAAACGCCGTTTAAGGAGTGCATGAACCATGCAACTGACAGGCAAAGCCACGGTAAAAGTCGACGGATCGGAGATGCTCACCGACGTCGACTCCACCCTCAACGTGGGGGGCGTAAGCCGTGAATTCATCACCGGGCCAAACGGGCCTCAAGGCTATCGTGAAAGCCCCGAGGCTCCCTCACTGACGTCCACTGTGCGCCATACCGCCGATACCGATTTGATTGCATTGGGTCGTATCAAAGGCGCCACGGTGATTTTCACCACCGATACCGGCGACGCCTATGTGCTGCGCCGTGCCGCAGTGACCGAGACCGTTGAGATGAGCGGCGGCAATATCCGCCTCAACTGGGGCGGCATGGGCGTGGAGAGACTTTAATGGCAGGCACAGAAATTAACGTACCCCTGATCCACGGCCTCAAGATTGGCGAGTCCGTTTGTAAAGACGCGAAGCTGCGCGAAGCGACCGCAGGCGATGTGCTCGACGCACAGGAAGCCGCCGAGCGTTTGATGATGGTGCCCAACGGCGAGGGAGGCTTCGAGCCCATGTTAGTGGTCAGCCCTTCCCGCGTCGGCGTTGAAGTACTGCGCCGCCAGATCGTCAGCATCGGTGACGTCTCCGGCCCGCTGGATCTCAAGCTGATGCACAGGCTCCACCCCGAAGACCTCAACTTGCTGCTGGCGAAGAGCGAGCAGCTCGACGGCGCTGCCGTTGCTCAGACCCAGGAGGGAACCACACAGCGGGGGCGAGGCGATAGCGATCGCCCAGCATCTGACAGGGTTGATGTGGGCGATCGCAACACGCACGGGGTGGAGTGAAGCCGAACAACGCGGCATGACGCTGCGTCGGCTGCTCGGCTATTTAAACAAGGCCAGGAGATAACATGAGCGAATTGCGCGCCAGTGTGGTGATGGATCTGCGCGGCAACCTCGAACGGCAGTCACGCCGTTACGAAGGGGCCATGCGTACCATGGCTAACAACGGCCAACGCCACATGACCCGCTTGCAGCGCGTCACTGGCGGTGTTGGGCGTCAGCTCGACCGCGTCGGCAACCGCTGGGTGGCGCTGGCCACCGGTGCGGCGGGCTTCGGCACGGTGCGCAACCTGGTCAACCTGGAGGAGCGCTTCACCCGCCTGGGCATTCAATCCCAACGCAGCGCAGAGGAAATGGAAGAACTGCGCCGCCAGATTTTCGAGACCGCCCGCGAGCCGGACATTCGCGTTGACCCTTCACAAATCACCGGGGCCATTGAGGCGATTGTTGAGAAAACCGGCGACCTGGAATTTGCCAGAGAGAACATCCGCAATATCGCGATGGCCATCTCCGCGACCGGGGCTGAAGGCGGCAACATCGGCGAGATCCTAGCCGAGTTCCAGAAGATGGACATACGCGGCATGGATGCGGTGCTGCAATCCATCGACACACTAAATGAACAGGGTAAGGCCGGTGCCTTCACGTTGCAGAACCTGGCATCGCTGGGCCCTCGCGTGGTCACCGCCTACACCGCCTTGGGCCGCCAAGGGCCGGAGGCCATCCGTGAGATGGGCGCCGCGCTTCAGGTTATCCGCCAAGGTACCGGCAGCTCCGAGCAAGCGGCCACCGCGTTTGAGGCGTTGCTGCGCACCTTTCAGGACGCTGAAAAGGCCAAAGAGCTGGCCAGGAAAAGCGGTGTGCAGATCTTCGACCCCGACGAACTGGCGCGTGGCCGCGAAATTTTGCGCCCCATCAATGAGCTGATAGTCGAGATCGTCGAAGCGGCAGAGGGTCGCACCTCACGCCTTTCCGAAATATTCGATGCCGAAGCCATGCGCGCCTTCAATGCCGCGCTGGGTGAGTACAGCCGCACCGGTACCGTCGAAAGCATGGATCGCTTCTTTCAAGTACAGGGTGATGGCACTACCACAATGGGCGACTCCGCCCGTGCCGCAGAAACGGCGGCGGGGTCTATCCGCAACCTTTCAAGTGCCTGGCAAGACTTCGCCGACACCAACCTGAGTGAGTACATCCAGGACGCTGCCGATGCGCTGAACAGCCTGGATCAAGCAACCGTCGACCGCTGGCTCAAGATTGCCGGTATCACCGCAGGCGGCGTGGCAGGCCTTTATGCGCTGCGCTCGCTGGGCCGTTTAGGTGCAGACCTAGGCCGTGGCGCTGGTGTGCTGAGAAACCGTTCAACCTCTGGCGGCATTAGTGGTGGGCTTGGTGCCGCCAGCAGCATGGCCCCCGTGCCGGTGTTCGTGACCAATCTGGGCGC